TCTCCTACAGTAGCTACTATTTTGGAATCAATCCCAGGATACGCTAGTAACTCTGACGGTGATGTAAGTAAAGCTACTTATGCGTTTGGTGTTCAGAAAGCAGGTGCTATCAATAACAGATACACAGTTTACAAAAACCCATACATGACTGAAAATACCATTTTAATGGGATTCAGAGGTGGTCAATTCTTGGAAGCAGGTGCGGTATTCGCTCCATACATTCCATTAATCATGACTCCAATGGTTTACGATCCAGATACTTTCACACCACGTAAAGGTCTATTGACTAGATACGCTAAGAAAGTGGTTCGTCCAGAATTCTATGGTAAGATCCAAGTTAGTGGTTTAAACTCTATCTAATCTAACCTAGATTATTAATTTAAGAAGACCCGCGCAAGCGGGTCTTTTTTTTTCAATATGTATAATTGATAAAAAGTTATTATAAATAAAATATGAAAAGTATGACCTCAAATCATCATGAAGATGAAGTCTTCAGAAAAAAAAGAGTAATCAAAAACCCTATTAAATTTAAAATTCAATTAAACGAAGAACAAAAGAAAGCAAAAGAAGAAATACTAAATCATACTTTAACTATTTTAGCAGGTAGAGCAGGTTCAGGTAAAACTTTATTAGCTTGTCAAATAGCTTTAGATGGGGTATTAAGAAGACATTACGAAAAAATTATTATAACTAGACCTACAGTTTCAAAAGAAGAAATTGGATTTTTACCTGGAGATTTAAGAGAAAAAATGGATCCTTGGATTCAACCTATTTACCAAAATATGTATGCCCTTCATAATAAAGAAAAGGTAGAAAAACTTATTGAAGATGGTAAAATAGAAATTGTTCCTTTAGCATTTATGAGAGGTAGAACATTTTTAGATTCATGTATAATTGTGGATGAAGCACAAAATGTTACTCATGAACAAATGGAAATGATTGCTACAAGAATTGGTTTAAGAAGTAAAATGATTGTATGTGGTGATGATCATCAAGTTGATTTAAAATCAAAACGAGAATCTGGATTTAGATTTTTATACAAATCAGCTAGAAAAATTAAAAATATGTGTTCTATTACTTTGATTCAAAATCATAGAGATCCTATTGTAGATGATTTAATTAGTCTTTATGAAGATGCAAGTGAGCAAGGAATAAAATTAGGTTCTTCTGGAACTTCAGGTCGTTCAAAAAAGTAAAAACTTAATGTTTTTATTGGCTTTTAAAATGGAAAACAATTTTATAATATTTATAACAAAAACAGCATGGCATCAACACTAACACCTACAACCTTCCACATAAAAATTAAGGAAGAACATATAGTTAAAGGTATAAAAACTTTAAATGAAACTTTTTTTACTTTAAAAGATATAACTAATGTGGATAGAAGAATTGTTACACTACCCCCAACTACTTCTATCGATTTAATTAATGTTAATGGTGTAGATCCTGGTGCAGGTACTTTTCCATCTAGTAGTATGAAATATGTTAGAATCTCTAATTTAGATACATCATCTTCATTAGCAGTTTCATTCACTTCATCTAATAGTGATAATTGGAGTATGAAATGTCTTCCAGAATCTTCCCTTATGTTTTCAAGCCCTAGTGTAACTGGAAGTAATTTTAATGGGACATTTCCTGATGATATAACTAATATAGTTTTATATTCATTAAGCTCTAGTTTAGATGTAGAGTATGTGGTAGTTAACACAGATAACGCATAAAAGAAAAAAATATGGCAAATATACCAATATGGCCCGGATCTAGTTCATTTCAACCAGGAGATACACCTTTTGGGTTTTATGATAATGATCCTGAATTTCAGAAAGATGCAGATAAATTTGCAAAATTTGCTGCTCAAAGATTAGGTTACCCACTAGTTGATATTGAATTGCAAAAATTTAACTTTTACACAGCATTAGAAGATGCTATAACTGTGTATGCTAATGAATTATATGCCTATAAAGTTAGAGATAATTATTTAACTTTAGAAGGTGCAAATGCTGCTAAATTAGATATGGAAGAAACTATAGTAGTTCCTAATTTAGGTCGTATCATTCAAATGGCAGAACAATATGGTGTTGAAGCTGGAACTGGAGGAAATGTAGATTGGCATAAAGGATATGTTAATTTAACAGCATCAGTTCAAGATTATAATTTAGAAGATTGGGCAGAAGAAAATATTCCTCATTATAAAAAACACGATATAGAAATCATGAGAGTGTTTTATGAATCTCCTCCTGCAATTGTTAAATTTTTTGATCCCTATGTAGGTACAGGAGAAGGTGTAATGAATATGATGGATACATTTGGTTGGGGTAATTATTCCCCTGCAATTAATTTTGTGTTAATGCCTTTAAATTATGATTTACAAGTTATCCAACAAATAGAAATGAGTGATACTATAAGAAGATCAAATTACTCATTTGAGATGCATAACAACCATTTAAGAATATTCCCAATCCCAGATGGCACTGTAGATAAAATGTATTTTGAATATATTTTAGGTTCAGAACGCTCAGATGCTTCTTTTATAATAGGAGAAACTAGTGCTATTGCTAATATTTATGATGTACCTTATAAAAACCCTAATTACGATAAAATTAATTCCGTAGGTAGAAGTTGGATATTTGAATATGCTTTAGCAATATGTAAAGAAATGTTAGGGTATGTTAGAGGTAAATATGATACAGTCCCAATACCTAATGATACTGTAAAATTAAACCAATCTGACTTAATAACTGCAGCAACAAGTGAAAAGGAAAGATTAATTGATAGATTAAGAGCTTATTTAGGAGAAACGTCAAGAGAAAAATTATTAGAAAGAAGAGCGGCTGAAAGTGATTTCATTCAGAAAGAATTAAGCAATGTTCCCTTTCCAATTTATATAGGATAAGATATGGCATTATTTGGAGGTGCAAGAGATATAAGTCTATTTAGACATTTAAATAGAGAACTGATGGGTGATATAATCACCCAACAGTGTGCCTTTTATAAGTATAAAATAGAAGAAACTAAAGTTAACCTTTATGGTGAAGCTGCAGAAGAAAAATATTATATGGGTCCTGTTTTATTAAACTGTTTAATAGAAAGAAGAGATCAAGAGTACCCCGAAACTGATTTAGGTACAGATTTTAGTTGGGGTGCTACTTTTAAATTTTTAAGGGATGATTTATTATCAGCAGCAGAAGATTTTAATGAAAATTTTTCTCCTACTGATCATAATTATGGAGCAGAGTTGGTTCCCGAAGTTGGAGATATTATATTATATAATGAAGGATACTATGAAGTAGATAATGTTATAGCTAACCAATATTATATGGGTAAAAATCCTGATTATCCAAACCAACCAGGAAACTGGAATCCTGATTTAGATAAATTTGGATATAACGTTTCAGTAATATGTGAAACTCATTATGTACCAGGAGATAAAGTAGGAATTACAAGAGAAAGATTTGTATAAAATGGCAGAAAAAGGAAAAATACCAGTACCAAAAACTCAAAGAGAAATAATGAATTCTCAAATTGAGCCTTATACACCCCCAGCAGGTGCTATGGGATTTTCTGAAATTGGTAATCCAAACCCACCATCTACTTTTAATAGAGGTGAACAAACTTCTTTTAGAAATGATACTACTAAACCTTTTACTTTAGGATTTAAAGAAATTGATGAAGCTATATTTTACTATTTTGAAAATGTAATTAAACCTACTGTAATACAAAATGGTGTAGTACAGAAAGTACCTGTTATTTATGGTAATCCTGAAAGATGGAAACAAGTACAAAAAGACGGATATTATAGAGACCAAAAAGGCAAAATAATGATGCCTCTTATTACTTTTAAACGTAATAATATAGAAAAAGTTAGAAGTTTATCTAATAAATTAGATTCTAACAACCCACATAATGTCCAACTTTTTACTAAAAACTATAACCCAGCAAACACCTACAGCAATTTTAACATGTTAAATAATGTTATACCAACTAAAACGCGTTATGCTGTTGTTATGCCTGATTATGTAAATATAACGTACGACTTCATTATATCTACGTACTATATTGAACAATTAAATAAATTAATTGAAGCCATCAATTATGCTTCAGATGCATATTGGGGAAATCCAGAACAGTTCCAGTTTATAGCAAGAGTAGATAATTTTGCTACACCACTTGAAATTACAACTGGTGGGGAAAGATTAGTAAAATCTAATTTTAGTTTAAAATTATATGGATATGTAGTACCAGATACAATACAAAAAGATATGACTGCTATTAAAAAATATAGTGATAAGTCGAGAATTATATTTGATATGGAAACTTCTATGACAGACATAAATAAAATAAATAATTATAAACAACCAGACCCAACAGAGATAAAAAATGATACAAACCCTGCAAACTTTAACGAAGAATGAGTATTATATTAAGACAAAATAAGGGCTCCGAGTTAACATTTAGTGAAGTAGATGGGAATTTTTCATCCCTTTATTATTCTAGTTCACTGGCGGGGAATGTAATTAATTTTTTCTTTACAGGAAGTACACCTCCTTTATCCCAAAGTATAGATTTAAGTACTATGCCTGGAATTGGTGGTGTTCAAGTATACTACACTGGTTCTCAAGTTAATTATGCACAATCTTTATTTTTTATAGGTGGAGGTGTAGATGTAACTCCTTTACCAAATGGTGGAGTTACAATTAACATCCCAGAAGGTGATAGTGCTGGTGGTTCAGATACAGAGGTTCAATTTGCTAAAGATATTTTAGGTAATACTGAATTAAGTGGTTCAAATAATTTTACTTTTGATTATAATAGTAATGCTTTAAAATTAACAGGATCTATTGATATAAATGGAACTGATCCTTTAACTATTGATACACTTACTGAAAGAGCAGATTTATTTACAGTAGCCACTTACGATACAACAACTAAAAAAATTCAATATAGAACACTACCAGGAGCTGGTGGGATTTCAGGTACAAGTGGTACATCAGGTACTGCAGGTTCATCAGGTACAAGTGGTACATCAGGTGCCTCTGGTACTTCAGGTACATCTGGAGAAATAGGTTCTTCAGGTATTAGTGGTACTTCAGGAATTTCAGGTACTTCAGGAGAAAGTGGATCATCAGGAATAAATGGTACCTCAGGATTTACAGGTTCATCTGGTACTTCAGGAAAATCAGGTACAAATGGTACTTTTGGCTCAAATGGTCAATCAGGACAAAATGGTACAGCAGGTACTTCAGGTACTAGTGGTACTGTAGGTTCTTCTGGTGATGGAGGTTCTGGAGGTACTTCAGGTAGAGCTGGAACAAGTGGTTCGAGTGGTTCTGTAGGTTCGAGTGGTAGAAGTGATAGTGGTACTTCAGGTAAATCAGGTACTTCTGGTACATCAGGTACAGCAGGTACTTCAGGTACAAGTGGTACTTCAGGTACTTTAGGTTTTTCTGGTACTTCAGGTCAAGGTGGTACTTCAGGTACAAGTGGTTCAACAGGTACTAGTGGTACAGGAGTTGCAGGTACCTCAGGTGTTAATGGTTCATCAGGTACAAGTGGTTCATCTGGTACTTCAGGTAAAAATGGTGTAGGAGGTACTTCAGGAACTTCAGGTTCATCAGGTACTTCAGGAGCACAAGGAGCAAGTGGTGTTTCAGGAACTTCAGGTTCAGCAGGAACTTCAGGTATAGATGGAGGAAGTGGTACAAATGGTATAGCAGGTACTTCAGGTACTAGTGGTTCAACTGGTACAAGCGGTACTGGAGCTAATGGTACTAGTGCAATTTCAGGTACTTCAGGAACTTCAGGTTCAACAGGTACTTCAGGAAAAGGGGGAGCAAGTGGTGTTTCAGGTACTGCAGGTTCATCAGGTACCTCAGGTACAGACGGAGGTTCAGGTACAAGTGGTACATCAGGTACATCAGGTACCTCAGGTAAAGATGGAGTAATAGGAACTTCAGGTAAATCAGGTACTTCAGGAACTACAGGTTCAAGTGGTACTTCAGGAAAGAATGGAGCAAGTGGAGTTTCAGGAACTTCAGGTTCAGCAGGAACTTCAGGTATAGATGGAGGTAGTGGTACTAGTGGAACTAGTGGCACTTCAGGTACATCAGGAAAAGTTGGTACTTCAGGTAAATCAGGTTCATCTGGTTCTTCAGGTACTTCAGGTAAAAGTGGTGCCTCAGGTGTTAGTGGCACTGCAGGTTCATCAGGTACCTCAGGTATAGATGGAGGTAGTGGTACAAGTGCTATCTCAGGTACTTCGGGTACTGCGGGTAGTACAGGTACAAGTGGTACCGGAAAAAGTGGTACATCAGGACAATCAGGTACTTCAGGTACAAGTGGTTCAACAGGTACATCAGGTAAAAGTGGTGCCTCAGGTGTTAGTGGTACTTCAGGTTCATCAGGAACTTCAGGTATAGATGGAGGATCAGGAACTTCAGGTGTTAGTGGAACTTCAGGAACTACGGGTTCATCAGGTACAAATGGTAAAGCTGGAGTAATAGGAACTTCAGGAAAATCAGGTACAAGTGGAACTACAGGTTCAGCAGGTACTTCAGGAAAAAATGGAGCAAGTGGAGTTTCAGGAACTTCAGGTTCAGCAGGAACAAGTGGAATAGATGGTGGGTCAGGTACCTCAGGTAAATCAGGTACTTCAGGTACTGCAGGTAGTACTGGTACAAGTGGTTCAGGAAAAAGTGGTACTTCTGGTGTAAGTGGTACTTCAGGAACTTCAGGTTCAACAGGTACTTCAGGTAAAAATGGTGCTTCAGGTGTAAGTGGAACTTCTGGTTCTTCAGGAACAAGTGGTATAGATGGAGGTTCAGGTACAAGTGGTTTAGCAGGTACTTCAGGAACTAATGGTTCAAATGGTACAAATGGTAAAGGTGGAGTAATAGGTACTTCAGGTAAATCAGGTACTTCAGGAACTACAGGTTCAGCAGGTACTTCAGGAAAAAATGGAGCAAGCGGTGTCTCAGGTACTTCAGGTTCAGCAGGAACTTCAGGTATAGATGGAGGATCAGGTACCTCAGGTAAATCAGGTACTTCAGGTACTGCGGGTAGTACAGGTACAAGTGGTTCAGGAAAAAGTGGTACTTCAGGTATTTCAGGTACTTCAGGTACTTCAGGTTCAACAGGTACTTCAGGTAAATCAGGTGCTTCAGGAGTTTCAGGTACTGCAGGTTCATCAGGAACTTCAGGTATAGATGGAGGTAGTGGTACAAGTGGGGTAGCGGGTACAAGTGGCACAAATGGTTCAGCTGGTACAAATGGCAAAAACGGTGTAGCAGGTACTTCAGGAAAATCAGGTACAAGTGGAACTACAGGTTCAGCAGGTACTTCAGGTAATACTGGTACGTCAGGAAAAAGTGGAGCAAGTGGTGTTTCAGGAACTACAGGTTCAGCAGGAACAAGTGGTATAGATGGTGCTAGTGGTACAAGTGCTATTTCAGGTACTTCAGGTACTGCAGGTAGTACTGGTACTTCAGGTACAGGTGCTAGTGGTACTTCAGGTGTAAGTGGTACTTCTGGTACAAGTGGTTCAACAGGTTCAGCAGGTTCTTCAGGTAAATCAGGTGCTTCAGGAGTTTCAGGTACTGCAGGTTCATCAGGTACCTCAGGTACAGATGGAGGTTCAGGTACAAGTGGTTTATCTGGTACTTCAGGTACCAAAGGTTCTTCAGGAGCTTCAGGTACAAGTGGTAAAGCAGGTACAAGTGGAAAAAGTGCAACTTCAGGAACAGTAGGTTCAGGAGGTGCAGCAGGTACAAGTGGTAAAGCAGGTACATCAGGTTTAAGTGCTACCTCAGGAACTGTAGGTTCAGGAGGTGCTTCAGGTACAAGTGGTAAAGCAGGTACTTCAGGTGCTAGCGCAACTTCAGGTTCAAATGGTACCTCAGGAGATAATGGTTCTTCAGGTAAATCAGGTGCTTCAGGTGTAAGTGGAACTAGTGGTTCTAGTGGTACATCAGGAGTAGATGGAGGAAGTGGCACAAGTGGGGTAGCAGGTACAAGTGGTACAAACGGTTCAACAGGTACTTCAGGTAAAAATGGAGTATCAGGAACTTCAGGTAAAGCAGGTACTTCTGGTACAACAGGAGCAGCAGGAACAAGTGGTAAAGATGGTACTTCAGGTACTTCAGGAAATAATGGTTCTTCAGGTAAATCAGGTGCTTCAGGAGTAAGTGGAACTAACGGTTCAGCAGGTACCTCAGGTACAGACGGAGGTTCAGGTACAAGTGGTTTATCAGGTACTTCAGGAACAAATGGTTCAACAGGTAATAATGGAAGTTCTGGTAGAGCAGGTACTTCAGGTGCTAGCGCAACCTCAGGAACAAATGGTACTACAGGTGCTAATGGA